CTAGGGTAAAAAAATAACATCAAGGTCGTAGTGGCCGTACCGCCCGTCTTTTACCACGATATGGTCTATAACAGACGCCCAGAGCGTGTGACGCTCCTGCGGTGACAGCGTGGCGTATATGCTGCGGAAATCCCCGGCCAGGAGCTGCCGCAGCGGCTCCAGATCGCGCCCGGCGCTCTGGCTCTGCTGTGCGGCCTGGGCCGCCTCTTGCTGCCGGATCAGCGCCTGGTACTTTTCATCGTAGGCCGCGCGGTCTATCATGCCGTCCACATACAAGTCCTGGAGGCGGGACAGTTTCCGCTGGATCGTGCCAACGTCCACGACGGCGCGCCGCCGCTGCGCCTCCTGTACGTCAAACTGCGCTATGTAGGCGTCCAGCTGCGGCTGGATATGATCCAGCAGCCAGTCCTCCAGGCGCGGCTCCCAGGGCGTCGTTTTCCAGGAGCAGCGCCTTTCAATCCAGTGCTGCGTACAGCGATACCGCAGATACAGCCGATTCCATTTGTAATCGAACTGGGGGAACGCTTTCAAGGTGCAGCCGCAGACAGGGCAGCGCAAAAGACCCGTAAACACATAGCTATACTTGCTTTGCCGCGTGTGGCCGGAGGCCTGCCTTGCCAAGATTTCTTGAACGCGCTGGAACTGATCCGGGGAGATAATGGCCGGGCAATAATTTTTATTATCCCGGTACTGGCCGCAGTACAAACCGTTCCGCAGCATCCGGCCTATCGTAGCACGGGGCAGATCGACGCCGTACTGATCGCGCAGCCAAACCTGCGTACTGCGTGTGCTGTGTGCCGCCTCATAGTGATCGAAGAACGCCCGCACGATTACGGCCTGATCCTCCACAATCTGTACGCGGTGGTCGCGCACCTCCAGCCCATACGGCAGAGATTTGGAACCGAAGATCGCGCCGCCGTTCTTTACCCGCTCCGAAAATACAAACTTTATCCTGTCCGCCGTTCTGTCGCTCTCGTCCTGGGCGACAGACAGGCGGATATTTAAGTTTAACCGCCCGTTAGTCGTGCTGGTGTCGTAGTCCTCCAAAATCGCTTTCCAGTTCGTCCCGGCAGCGTCCAGCACATCCTGCACGCGGTAATACTCCCGCACACTGCGGAACCACCTGTCCAACTTTATAAACAGCACATAGTCAACGCCGCCGGCCTTTACGGCCTCCAGCACGCGCAACAGGCCGGGGCGGCGCTGTATTTCTTTTCGCGCGCTCACGCCGTCGTCGCTGTACTCCGCCACGATCTGACACTGGAACGTGTCGCAGAACTCCCGCAGCGCCTCACGCTGCGCACCCAGGCTGTAGCCGTGCCGGGCCTGTTCGTCCGTAGACACACGTATGTATAGAATAACTCTTGCGCGATACCACGCATAATTTTGCGGTTTTCCGTACAACATAATAAAAACACCCCGCGAAATTGTATAAAGGTACTATGCCGCGCGGCGTTTTTGTGCTATACTTTGTGCTGTGGGGCGTGAAGTATGGCAGTTTTTGCCGTGCAGCGCGTTCTTTGGCCGTTCCCGTGCGCCAACACGGGAGCGGCCTTTTGTGTTTAAGAGAGGGGCAATGCTTGCGCATATTTGTGTGGGAGGCCCGCCAGCGGGCAGGACTGACGCTCCAGCAGCTGGAGCAGCGAACCGGGATAAGCCGCAGCACTTTGGATCGCATAGAAAACGGCCAGATCGTGCCGCGCCTGGATCAGCTGGAGGCCATAGCAGCCGCGACAGATACGCGGATCACGGCCTTGTTTGACAGCCCTTTTAAGTGAGTATGCACCCGGCGTGCAGGAAAATCAAGCCGCGCCGGGGCTATTTCTCAATATTGAGAAATAGCGGCCCAAACTATTGCGCAGCCGCCCGCCCTGACGTATAGTCGAAACAAAGGAGGCGACGGCGAAATGAACAGGGCGCAATACTGGCAGGCAATAACGGAACTGCTGAAAGACGCAAGTCTGGACATACTGCGGCGCGTGTATAATTTCGTGCAGCAGATCACCCTGCATTAAAAAAAGGCGGCGGCCTTTACTGGTCGCCGTCCTTTTCTTTCTTTTCGCGCTCACCCAAGCCCAGCGCGTAACCGTACATAAAGGCGGCGTTGTCTTTGCCCAGGCCGCCCTCCATGCGCTGGATCGCTGCGTCGTCCATGTAGCGCTCCATGATTTCGGCAGGAATGGCCCCGGCCAGAAACTTGTCGATCAAGTCCCGCAGCTTTACCCAGTCCTCCTCCGAGAACTGCGCGAAACCTTTAAAAATGGACTTTGCAAGCGTGTTGTCGCCCTGCATGATGCTGTCCACGATCCCGCCCAGCGCGTCGTCCGTATTCACGAACATTTCGCCCTGCCCGGTGGTGAGCCAGCCGTAGTCGACGTTGAACTCTTTACAGAGGGCAAGGGCCATGCGATCAGTCAAAGCGCGGTCACCGCTTTCGATGCGGGAAATAGCCACGCCAGTAACGCCGACGCGCCGTCCGACCTCCTCCTGACTTAGGCCCAGAGCTTTGCGAAATTGCTTTAGGGTAGTCTCCATAATAAATCACCTCCTGCCAGTATATTAACACAGTATCTTAACCTAGTCAAGATGCAAAACAAAGAAACTTGACCAACGGTAGAGGCGGTAATAAAATAGGAATGAACAAGGGAGGCCACGACGATGAACAGACCACCAGAACCAAACTACACCGCGCCGCTGCCGCAGCGCAAGGGCACAGCGAACCACCGCCAGGCCGACCTGTACGACTACAACATGGAGACGGAGGGCGCACGCATTCATGTTGAGGTATGGCTGCATGAGGAAATCACCCCGCCGCAGTCCGCCGAGATTTTCCTTGCAATGGAAGAATTACGCCGGGCAGTATGGCGCGCCACAAAAGAGGCCCGGCGGATCACCCAGGCGGCGCAGCAGCCGCCGCAAGTATAGGAGGACACCCATATGAAAGAAGAAACCGTCCGCGCGCTGACTTTGGCAGCGTGCGCGCTCCAGGCGTATGCACTGGCGAAAAGTTTTAAGCAGGAAGTGATCGACCCGTACCGCAAACCGCACAGGGAGGAAGACGCCTTGGCCGACGCGGTGCAGCAAGCGCTGAACACCTACCCGCCCAAAGACCGTGAACGGATCAAAGCCAAGAACGGCGAGATCGTCCAGGCGGTACTGGACACCCTCAAAGAAAAGACGGGCGGTGACATGACGCTGCGTGAAGCATACGCCATCCTGCAAATGGTACAATACACCATTGAGGCCGAGGCAATGAGCGCGACGCGCACCCAGACCGTGGCCGACGTACACCTCTAAACAAAGGACTGACGCAGCAATAGCTGCGCCAGCCAAAGCGGGATTAGTTGTTAAAGGCGTCAATAAGACCAGCCACGGCGTCGTTATAGGCGACGATCAGCTCCCGCTCATCCTGCGGCACATTCCCACGCGCCTGTAAAAGCAATAGCGCGAGATCGTGCAGGATTTCCTCTTGCGGTACATTGAGTGCGAATTTCTGCATATATTTTCACCTCCTTTCGCGCAACCCGCAACCGCTGGGCTTTATAGGTACACCCGGCACGGGGCGGGATTTACTTTAGAATGGCAACAGCAAGCGCCACCAGCGCCACAGCGTTGTCCGCAATCCACTTGCGAATTGTGCGTTTATATTCAACGCGCTTTTCTTGCTGGTGCTTTTCCTCTACGGCCTCTATGTAAGCCTCCGAGGTTTCGCGCCACCAGTCCATATACTCTTTCATATTCACGGCATTTTCACCCCCTTTCGCGCTGGCCGGGGCGTTTGCTCCGCCCTGGCCATGTTTTAGACATTCTCAACTGCATATATTTCTCCTTTTCTCTCCGGGAACCCCAGGCGCTGCAACGCCTGGGGTTTTCTTTTTTTGCAGGATAACTCGTGCAGAAATAGCTGTCAACGGGGCCTATAAGGCTGCAATTTTGACTAAGGTAAACAAAAATATAACGCTGTAAGTGTGCAATGTGCTAAAATATTACCTATGGTAAGAAAATACGTTGACAAAACTACCATAGTAAACTATAATCTTAACCAAGGTAAGACAAACCAAAACAAAAGAAAATTTTCAAGGCCCCGCGACGAGGAGAAAAGGAGAACACCATGAAAAACATTGAAGTCACCTATGACGCGCTGATCTGCGAGAACGGAACCTATGAACAAGGCGAAGCCGCCTTTGTTCTGCCCATGACAGACGAGCTGGCCGCCGAATATCTGGCAGGACGCGCCACGGATCGCGGCGCGGTCAATCTGGTGGAAACCGCGCTGGAGGCCGTCGAGGTTATGCGGGGCCGCGTATATGTGCGCGGCAGTATCAAAGCATACCGCGAAGCCAAGTAAACAACCCACCCCGGCGGGCCAGCTGCCCGCCGCCTGTCTGGGGCTGATCCGCCCCGCCGATGATGGCCCAGGGAGGGCCGAAACAAGCCGGACGCGATCCGGGAAAAAGGAGCCGAAAATGACTATTGCGACTTTGGAAAAAATTCACGAACTGCTGAAAGGCGAAGTTGAGGCCAGACGCAACGCGAAGGACATCCTCAAAAAATCATACGACAGAGCCGTGGACAACCTGGAAGAAATCAAAGCAGCGGCAAACGACAGAAACGACAAAAGCCTGGCCCACGCAAAATGGGCCGCCGATGAAGAAAAGGCGGTATATGACGACGCCCTCCGGGAATTTTTCGCAGCCGACGCCGCCCTCCGCGATTTTGAAACCCAAGGATTTTAAGGGGGCCGGAGACATGACGACCTACGAATTTAACAACGACATGAAAGTGGCGTGGGAGCCGATGACCAGAGAGAACCGCGAACGCTTTAAGGAGCGGGACAGGCTGGAAGAAATCGCCAAGGGCATGACCCGCATGAATGTACAGGCATACATCAAGCAGTACACCGCGCCGCGCGTCGTGCGCGTGCTGGCGGCAGCGATCAAAGCGAACCCGGACGACTACTCAACCGCCGCAAAGATCACGGCCCGCAAAGTCCCGCCGCTGTGCAGCGGATGGGACTTTGAAAAGTTCTTTAACAATTCCACGATCCACAGAATCTATCTTGAAGAAATTTTCATGACGCTGGCAAAACGCTACGGGGTGGCGATAGAAAATGAAATTTTATTTTGACGGCGAGCTGATCCGCACATCCAAAACCCACCACTACACGCACGCTGTCGTGCTGCCGACAAAGCCGGGGGCCACAAACAAGTGGGACGCGCTGGGCTGCCGCGCGTCCCTGGCAAGTGCACAGGCGCTGCTGGCACAGGAACGCCGCCGCATTGCCAAGCACAACCAGAAAACAGCCGACGCCCTGCGCGTGGTAGAACTGGAGACCAGACCGTAACGACACAGGAGGAAACAAAACCATGAACGAAAAGCAGAAACTGATCCGCGAAACCGCACAGAAATTTGAGGCCCTGCGCCCCGATATGCAGCAGTTTGTCCTGGGGTATCTGGTAGCCCGGCAGAACACACAAGGGGGCCGACATGATGGGAAATAAAGACATTTGCAAAGATTGCAAACACGAAAGTGATGTGCATTGGCTCCACTGCGACCTGTTGCGCCGCCACGCAAGGAAAACGGACGAATACGACAAAGTCCAAGAGTGCGACGACTACGAACTGCGCCCGGCTGAAAGCCAGAAATAAACCACCCCGGCGGGCCAGCAGCCCGCCGCCTGTCTGGGGCTGATCCGCCCCGCCGATGATGGCCCAGGGAGGGCCGAAACAGGGAGAAAAACATGGAAGAATACGAAAAGATAGTGGCCGAGGCCCAGGAACTGGCCGCAGAGAACCAGCGCAAAATTGACATACTGCTGGCGGACATGACCCGCCAGGAGCTGCGCAACACACGAACCGCCGCCGCCGCCCTGGCCGCCCTGGAGCGCGACCTGCTAAACCTTGTGAACGGCTCCAGAATCAAGCGGGCCAGAGATCGCGGCCTCCTGCGCTGCGCTGCTGCCACGTTGCACAAGGTACGCCGCCAGCTGCTGGACGACGCAGACCGCGCCGCGCTCTGTGAGCGCTGCATGAACCCGCACGTTTTGAAAGACCAGGACGAGCTGGACGACGTGTGCGCCCAGTGCCCACTGGAAAAGACGGCGGGCTGATATGCCAGCACGCGACAGCTACATGGACGGCGGCAAGCCCGCCCGGTCTGCCGTCCCGCAACAGATGGATATACCGGGCTTTGGCGGGCGCTACTACATCCGCATAGACGGCACAGTCTGGCGGAGACGGAAAAGCAAAGACACGCGGATGCGCGGCGTGAGGCGCGGCAGAAACCGGGAGTACAAACTCACCACACCGGAGGGCCGCACGATCTGCAAGACCGCGTCCGCGATCATGCGCGAAACCTATTTCCGAGGGCTGCCGCAGAATATGCGGCTAGTGCATAAGGACGGGCTGGAAAGCAACTGGGCCTACTGGAACCTGCAACCGATGACACTAAGCGAGATGGGCAAGAAACACAACCGCGGCATAGATGCCCGCTGTGTGCTGAAAATTGACCCGGCAACAGGCGAGGTCGCGCAGATTTTCCAGAGCGCGCGCGAGGCCGGGCGGGCTGCGTTTTGCTGCGGCCAAACGATTGCGGACGCTTGCAACCGACGCAGCAAGAAACGCCCAGGCATAGCGCCGGACGGCTACCGCTACTGCTGGGAGAAAGGAGAAACGAGCGAATGAAAAGACAACTGCGCGCCCTGCTGGCGCTGCTGGCCGTGCTGGCAGCAGACGCGGCGTTCTGGGCACTGATCTGGTGGGTAGTGCAGCAGCTGCGCAGCCTGGTTTGTCTGCTGTTTGTTATGTGCGCCGCCGTCTGGCTGGCGTAACGAATTTTAGGAGGATATGGAAAAATGACGAACGAAGAATACAAAAAGATCACAGAACTGGAATACAAGGCCAAGCAATGCCGCGCGGAGGGAATCAACCCAGAAATAGACGACGGCACGGCCTGGGCAATGACGCACACGCGGCAGTGCCGAATGGTAACAGACGGCCAGCGCTTTTGGGAACAGCCGCGCCTGATCCTGGAGTTTGATGTATTCCAGGGCGGCGTCGTGACTATGCGCTGCTATCTGCGCAATATTCCGAAACTGCCGCGTGCTGTAATCGAAAAGACACACGCAAGCGTAGCAGGTGACGACCTGCTGTATATGTTCCCGATCTATGAAACAGTGATCTTTGACCACACCCGCCGCGACGCTCAGGGCCGTACATGGCGCGAAACGATCCGGGGCGACTACCGCGAATACCAACGGGAACAGGAGGCGACGGCAAAATGACGAATTTCGCGCAGCGCCTCCGCGTTCCTGCCCGCCAGCAGGAACAGCCCGCCACGTTCGCGGTGCTTTTCTACGAGATCACCCACGGCGCAAAGAACGACAGGACCATGCCCGGCTATATGCTGGAGAACGGCGTGGAGCTGGCGGACTGGCTCACGATCACAGCAGACGGCCACCGCCTCCACCTGGCAATCGACGACTATCTGGGCATGATCCAGGGCCGGCGCCCAGACTGCCGGGCCTATGCAGCCGTAGGCGAAAGCCCGGAATATTTCAAGCTGGCCCACGTGATCGCATGGGGCAAGCCGGACGAACACCACGCGCAGCCCATGCAGCTGTACACGCTGCACACGGGCCGCACACCAACCGAACTACCCAGCGGCGCTACACCCTGCCGAGACAGCAGCGGGAATATGGCGGGCTGGTACGACAAAAACGAAAGGAGCAACGAATGAATAAACGCGATCTTGTGGCAGCAACCACGCGGGACTTTTCCCGCCTGTCCTACGAGGCGCAGCAGTTTGTCCTGGGCTACATGGTAGCCCGCGCCAACTGTTGTACCGCCAACACCACCCCGGCGAATCAGCCGGAACAGAAAAAGCCCGCATAATGCGGGCGGAGGTATCAACAATGCAAGACTTAAATGTTGAAAAGCTCTATAAAACCCTGGCGCACATCCTGGCAGACCGTGAGGGCTGCCGCGTGTCCGTTGACGTGCAGCCGATCAAGGCCGCGCGCAGCGCATGAGGCCGTACTGGCAGCGGAACCAGGACGGCAAAGCCTGGCTTCGCCGCTGGGAGGAAAAGCGCCGCCGCGCATTTGACGGCGGACAGATCGACCACAGCAAGGACAAGAGCGCACCATGGAGCCACCCGGCACACTATGGCTACCTTGTGCCGCTGACAGGCGCAGCCCTGGAGGCATACAAGGGCTGGAAAATCCGCACGGGAAACACCGAAACGTCCGACGCGGTGCGCTGGGCTTTTGAGGACTGGTACATAGGATTCTGCCGGGACGAAATGAAAAAGACGGCGACCAGAGCAAAGGCCACCGACAGTTACATGGAATATAGGCAAAAACAGAACAAAAAAGGGGCCAGTGTCTAACGGCTTGACAACCGACACTGGCCCAACATCATAAGGGCGGACACAACGCGGGAACGCTGCGGCCTACTAAAAATATAGCACGGTAGCGCCGCCACGTCAACCGAAAAGCAAGGGGCCGAAAGGCCCCTATAACGCCCTTGTGATAGGTACTAATGTTTCGACGAAAGGCAGCTATCACACTATGGCAAGAAAAGCAGCACAGCCCAGGCTGGGGGCTGGGGGCGCAGCGCCCCAGAATGGCAGACAAGCCGCCCGGCGGAACCTGGCCGCAGCCACAACTGAAAAGGGCGGCGCGGCAGAGCAGAACCTCACCACCGCCCAGGGCTTGCTCCCTATCCAGCCAAAGAAACAGAAAGGCCACCGCCCCTCTGCCGGGAAGTGGCAGCCATACGACTACGAGAGCGCCTACGAGCTGCCCCTGGATCAGCTGACAGAGCAACAAGTCCAGGAAATGATAGACCGGGAGCGCCGCGTCGTCTATGCGACTAAAACCGTAAAGCACGGCCACCAGTTTGACGTCGAGATTTTCCCAGACTTTACCCACCTACCCGGAACCCTGCCGAAAGACCGCAGCAACCGAGAGGCGCAGCGCAATCTGAACGACAGAAACAGCCGCAAAGAGTGTGAGCGCCGGATCAATGAGAATTTCGGCCCAGACGATTACTGGGTGACGCTCACCTGTCTACCCAGGGAAGAACCCCAGACGATGGAGGACGCCCTCCGCCTATTTCAGAATTACATAAAGCGCATAAACTACCGCCGCAAAAAACGCGGCCTGGAGCCAGCGCGCTATGTGTACGTCACAGACTGGACAAAGAACGGACGCCGCGTCCGCACACACTACCACCTGGTACTGGACGGCGGGCTGCCTATGGACGAAGTTATAGAGCTTTGGGGCCTGGGCAGGAAAAACACCGTTGAATACCTCACCCTGGACGAGCGCGGCCTCTCCGGCCTGGCCTACTACATCACGAAACCGCACGCCAGCGACACCGAGGACATAAAACACAAGAAACGCTGGACGGCCTCCAAAAATCTGCGCCGCCCGGTGGAACACAAGAACCATCAAGCCTTTGGCCGCCGCAAGGTCGAGGCCCTGGCGAAAGCCCCGGCGGATATGTTCGCCACGATGGAAAAGAAATACCCGCTTTATTGGTGCGAGGCCGCAGAGGCCCGCCACAATGGTATAAACGGCTATTTCTACCTCCGCGCCGTGCTGCGCGAACGCTGCCAGCCGGGCGACCTGGTGACGATCACGGGCAAGCCGGAACTGCTGGAACGGCTGCCAGACGTGATCCAACGCAAGCTGGCAAAATACCGCCGTTTCGCCGTCGTGTCCGTGGACTACACCGTGCCCGGCTGGGAAACCGCCGTATTGCAGCCGATAGGAACGAAGGACAGGATAGCGTGTCCGGCCCGCGCCTGTATTGTGAACTAAACAGAGGTTTTTACACTCAAAAAAGCGGAAAAATGAGCCGAAAGGAGCCGAAAACAAACAATGCGCCAACAATGCGAGAAGCGAACGGAGGACGGAGAACAGGAGGTCGTGATCCAGTGGGCCGCGTTTATGTCTCCCGCCCACCCGGAACTGCTGAACCTCTACCACGTCCCCAACGAGGGCAAGCGCAGCAAGGCAGAGGCAGCACGCCAGCAACGCCTGGGACTGCGGCCCGGCGTCCCCGATCTGATCCTGGACAGCCCGAAAGGCATATACCACGGCCTCCGCGTCGAAATGAAAGTAAAGCCGAACAAAACCACCGCAGCCCAGGAGAAATGGCTGGAACGACTGGCCCGCGCGGGCTACTGTGTGGCCGTCTGCTACTCCGCCCAGGAGGCAATCGAAACCATAGACGCCTACATAAAGCTGCGCCCCGGTCAAACACACCCGAAAGAGCAAAGGAGGACAGAAACGTGAAAATTATTGCAATCATGGCCCAGAAAGGCGGCACGGGCAAAACCACCACGGCCACCACGCTTGCTTATGACCTGGCCCAGCTGGACGGCCCGGTGCTGCTGATCGACGCCGACCAACAGGGCAACGCCTCCCAGATCATGGGAGCATACGACCCCACCGCCTGGGGCGTGGAGAAGCTGCTGGAGCCGGGCGCCGACGCCGCCAGCGTGGACGATCTCAAACAGACCCGCGAATGGCAGCCAAAGAAAAAGGCCCCGGCGGTGCGTGTGGACGTTGTGGCCGCCTCTGCGGCCCTCATGGACGCAAATATGGACGTGGCCGCCGACACTGTAAACGACCAGGTACACCGCCTCCAGGAGCGCCTGGCCGCCGTCTCCGACGCCTACAAGTACGCCGTCATAGATTGCGGCCTCCTGCTGGATATGGCTGCATTAAATGCCCTGGTAGCGGCAGACCTCTGGATCGTCCCCGTTAAGCCCGGCGGGTTTGAGGTGGACGGCCTCCTGCGCGTCCGCGAACAGCTGGAGGAACTGCGGCAGCTAAACGACGGCCTGGAACTGTGGGTGCTGCCTGTGATGTTCGGCAAGAGCAACACGCACAAGGCAGTAATGGCACACTTGCGCAGCCTGGGCCACCGCGTCACACTGACGACGATCCGCCGCTCCGTGATCGCAGAATCCTACACGGCAGCATCCTTGCCGCTGCCTGTATACAGCCCGCGCTGTGGCGTGGCGAAAGACTACGAGGCCCTGGCCTATGAGGTCATGGCCTGGAACGATGAAAGCGAGGTAGAAACGAAATGACAGGGCGCAGCATTTTGGACGGACTGAACACCGCCAGCAAGGCGGGCGTAAAGGCTACACCGTCCGCACGATTCCGCACGAAAGAGATCGACATAAACGACATTTACCGCAATCAGCTAAACCAGTACAGCCTGGACGACATAGACAGCCTGGCACGGTCAATTCTGGTCGCTGGGCGGCTCTATCATAACCTGGTAGTAGTCTACGACCCGGCGGAACAGGGCGACTACAGACTGGTATCTGGAGAACGCCGCCTTTTGGCCCTCCATGAACTGGTAGACAGCGGCTACCCGGAGTACAAGGTGGTAACTTGTCAAGTGATCCCGAAAGGCAGCGAGGCGGAGGAACGTCTGGCCGTGATCCTGGCGAACACGCAGCGAAACAAAACCGCAGCGGATCGCGTGCAGGAATACGAGGGCCTAAAGAAAGCGCTGGAAGAAATGCGGGCAGCAGGCGCGGACTTTTACGGACGCGACCTCACAGAGGGAAAACTCCGCGATCACATGGCCGCAATCATGGACGAGGCCGACGGCACGCTGGCGGCGCTGGAGAAGATCAGCAACAGCTTGTCGCCGGAGCTGCGAAAGGCCATGGAGGACGGAAAGCTGAACTTCACCACGGCCACCGCTGCGGCGGCTCTCTCCACGGACGCCCAGGCCCAGCTGGTGCAGCAGAACGCCGCCAAGGGCGAGGACAAGCCGATCACAAAGCAGGACGTGGCAAAGGCCCGCGCCACGTCTGCCCGCGAATACCTCCGCCAGAAATACGCCACCCGCCCCTGTGAGTGCGACAACAGCCACAACTGCGACAACGTGGACAACCTGGTGAGCTTTTACCGCGACGGCGCGACGTCCGGCTGCGCTGGCTGCTGTGCCTGGTGCAAGGAGCGCACCAGCTGCCCGAAATGCTGCGCAGAGGTAGCAGCGGGCAGCCAGAGCGACGCAGACACCCCCCTGCACGGCGCGCCGGACAGAATCCAGCCGCCTACAAGCCAGACCGCAGAAAACGCCGCAGAGGACGCGACAGCGGCTGCTGCACCCTTTGCCGACGACGCCCACCCGGAACACGCCGCGACCATGTGCTACTCCTGCCTCCACTGGGACGAGTGCAGCGAGAAATCCGACAGGGTGCTGTCCTGTGACAAATACGAGAACCCCGCCGAAAAGCGCACGCCACTGGCCCCGGCGGGCGAGGTCACGACCACCCAGGCCGACGCCGCCCACACCATGCGCACCGACGAGGAACTGGTAAACGTCTTATACGCCGCCCTGGGGACGCTGGAATATCAGGGCCAGATCAACGAACTGGAGGCCCGGCGGCTCCACTCTCTGCTGTCGGCAATGCACCGCCGCTGGATTAACACGGGCTGCTGGAAACCCTACGGCGCAGCAGAGGAACAGGACGAAAAAGAAAGGAGAAAAAGCCAAGATGTCAATAGTTGACATTCACGCCCCGGCGGGCGACGGCTACGGCGTGATTTACGCCGACCCGCCCTGGAGCTACCGCCAGCAGGGCAACGGCGCAGCGGCGCGCCACTATCCCACCATGACGCCGGACGAAATAAAGGCCCTGCCCGTCCAGACCCTGGCCGCCAAGGATTGCGCCCTCTTGATGTGGGCCACGTTCCCGAACCTCCAGCAAGCCCTGGACACGATCCGCGCCTGGGGCTTTGAATACAAAACCCTGGCATTTTGCTGGATAAAGAAAAATAAGAGATCGGGGGGGGGATTTTTGGGGTTTAGGCAGTTACACCCGCCAAAATGCGGAGGTTTGCCTCCTGGCCGTCAAGGGCCACCCGCGCGTAGTAAGCCACAGCGTACACAGCGTTATACAATCCCCGATCCGGCAACACAGCCAGAAACCGCCAGAGGCGCGGGACAGGATCGTGCAGCTATTTGGCGATCAGCGCCGCCTGGAGCTGTTCGCACGCGAATCAACGCCGGGCTGGGACGCCTGGGGGAACGAGGTGCAAGACAATGACACAGCCCTGCTATAAATGCCCGGATCGCTGCCAGAACTGCCACGCCGGCTGCGAGAAATACGCAGCTTTTCGCGCGGAGATTGACAAGCAACGGGAATATAACAAGCAATTCCAATTTATAGACCCGATGCCGCACAGCCACGAAATGGAGAAGAAGAACCGCAGGAAGAAGTACAAAGGGGGCAAGCAATGAACGAACCGACGAACGAGTATATAATGGCTATAAAGCCCGAATGGGTAGCCCTGATCGAGAGCAAACAGAAAACGCTGGAAATCAGACGCACCGCGCCGTACATTTCCCCGCCTGTGTCCGTGATTGACCCTATAGACGTATGGGTGTACGAAACCAAAGGCAACGGCGGACGCGGCCAGATCGTGGGCCGTTTCATCTGCTGCAAAATACGCGCTTTTGACGCCCACCGCGACGATCTGCCGCTGCGGCGCGCTGCCCGCGTTCCCTGGGAAAAGCTCAAAGAATACCAGGGAGACCGCACGCGCCTGTACGCCTGGGAAATCACCTGCTACAAAAAGCTGGCCGTCCCGCTGCCGCTGTCCGCCCTGGGCTGCCAGTTCGCGCCGCAATCGTGGTGCAAGCGCAAAAAGGAGAAAAGAGCATGAAAAACCGCTATTTTTACGGAACGATCCGCCCGGAACGCGCCACGAACGAGTGGCAGCGCAAAAACGCATTACCCGAAAGATACACCACAGCAACCCCGGCGGAACAAGCCCGGATGCGCGAATACTACGCCGTCTCTGACGACGAGTGCGAGGAAATGCGGAAAATTTACGCAACATTTCCGCAGCATCTTGTTTTCATGCGTTCGGGAGTACATCAAGACGAGTATGTGCTGGTGGGCTGGAAGAAAGAACAGGACGAGGGCGTGCGAGAGGCAATCTGGCTGCTGGAACAGCTGGGCGGAGCCTACGAGGGCTACCGCGAGAAGTTCCTGGAGGACTGGGCAAAAGAGCAGTACGACCCCTGGGGGTGCTGGTACATCCCGGAGTGCATAATGGACATTGAGGGAGAGTACCACCCGGACGACGCGAAAGAACAGGAGGGCCACGACCATGAAGAAAGTAATCGCGCTTGACTTTGACGGCACGCTCTGCGAAAACGCCTGGCCGGGAATCAGAGACCCAAAGTGGGCCGTGATCCGCGCAGCACAGGAAGAACAGCGACAGGGCGCGCTGCTGATCCTATGGACGACCAGAGAAGGGCCGGAGCTTGAACAGGCTTTAGCCTGGTGCGAATATGCGGGCCTCCGGCTGGACGGCGTGAACACATCCGCACAGTGCTGGAAAGACGCATACCAAAACGACCCGCGCAAGATCGGGGCCACGGAATATTGGGACGACAAAGCGGTAGACGTGGCGACCATTGAAACGCGGCAAATGCTCAAAGAGGAAACACGCCGCCGCTGGGCAGCATGGATTAAGGCCCGCGACAAATACCTGGCCGCCAAATGGCCCTGGGAACGCTGGAGGCTCAAAAAAGAGGCCCAGCGCGCGTGCCGCGACCACCTGGACGTCTACATAGCCCAGCGCAATGCAGAGGCGCACAAGCTCTGCGAGGCCACCCGCGCGGCATACGAGAAAGCATACAGAAAGAGGAGCGCAGAATGATTGAAGCGAACACAATCAACAATGTGGACTGTTTGGACGGCCTGGCACAGATGCCGGACGGCTGCGCAAAGCTCATAGTAGCCGACCCGCCCTATTTCATGGGCCTGACGCACAACGGCCAGCACGGACAGTTCAACGACCTGGCAGTGGCGAAACCGTTCTACAGACAGCTGGCCCAGGAGCTGCGCCGCGTTCTGAACGATCACGGAGAATTTTATATTTTCATGGACTGGAGAGGCTGCGCGTTCTACTACCCGATCTTTGCAGAGTATCTGCCAGTAAAAAATATGATCGTCTGGGACAAAATGAGCGGCCCCGGGAATTTCTACAACAGCAGCCACGAGTTTATACTCTACGGCTGCATAGACCCGCAGACAAAAAAACACGCCAGAAATGTGTGGAGGGAGCGCGGCTTTACCTCCGGCAGTATACAGACGGACGGCGAGAAAATACACCCGTCACAAAAGCCGATAGCGCTAATCCAGCGAATTATCACGGACGCCAGCGTGCCGGGCGATCTTGTGGTTGATCCGTTCGCGGGCAGCTGCACAACGGCAGTGGCCTGTATACAGACGGGGCGGCGCTATGTGTGCTTTGAAATAGCCGAAACATACGCAGCACAGGGCCAGGCCCGCGTGGATAAACTGCTGGAAGAACGCCGGGCAAGAATCGCAAAATAAAGAGCCGCCAGCGGCTGAAAGGACAGAGCATGGAGACATACACAGAGAAAGCTATAAAAGCCATTGCAACGGGCAACGCCCCGGCGGAACAGGCAGTCCTGGAGGCCGTGATCGCGGAGGCCGTGAAAAAGGCGGTAAAGGAGACGCGCCGCCAGGATCAGCAGCAAGCACTCCATAATACAGCGCTACTTATGGAGAACTACCGCGCCTTAAAAGGCTACGAGGGCCGCGCCGTGGACAGCGCAGACGCTGCCAGGCTCCAGGGCGCAGAAATCCAGGGTGAGGCGTGGCTCCGCTCTATCCGCAAGAATAAGGCCCGCACCGCTGTTATGCTGGCGCACCTGGACGCCGCCCTGGACGAGCTGGAAAAGGAAACCCGCCAAAAGGGCCGCGCCTATATGTTCGACGCATACCGATTACGCTACATGGAGGGCTTGACCGCCGAAGAAACAGCCGAAAAACTCAACACCGGGAAGAACAGCCCGGCCCGCTGGTGCAAGCAATTAAACGAACGCCTGGCCGTCCTCCTGTTTGGGGTGGACGGCTTACGCCGCTGGTAAGGGAGGAAACAATGAAAGCATACCGCAAAAAGGATTTACACCGCAGCAAAGACCCAGACAGAATGGCTCAGGCCGTGGCCGTCGTGGCTGCCTACCAGGCAATCGAAGAAACCACCGGGACGACAAACGCCAGGCTGAAAGCCCAAGCAATCACCGACACGGGCGCAATCCTGTACGCGCTTGTGCCGCTGCATATCGCCCAGCAGTGCGTAGAGAAGTGGCACACATTGCAGGAGCGCGTAGAAGCGGCGCAGGAGAAGCCGACAGGCGCAGAGCTGGAGGCGTGGCACGACGAAGCAGAACAGGAGCACATGCACCCTCCCAGAAAACCGTCATAAAAACGCACGGAAACCAAGACCACACAAACCCCGGCGGATACCCATAAAACCAAAAAGCGCTGGATTTGGGCCTATCACAGATAATCCAAAAACGCCTATGCGGGAAAGGCTGGGGAAATCCTGGGGTTTAAGTAGTGGGAGAACCGTAGTAAAATAATAGCGTGGACAAGCAGGAACGCCGGGCAGAAATGCCCGGCGCTTTGTTGTTTGTGCGCCCTCCTATACTACGGCCAGGGTGGGCCATAACGCCCTGGCCTATATGTGGGGCGAGGGCCAGAGGAAACCAGGAGGCACAGATCATGCTGCTAAAATACTGCCGATGCGGTGCTATTATACCAGCGGATCGCCAGCGTTGCGCGCGGTGCGAACAGATGCACCAGAGCCGCCACACGGCATATAATGCCCAGTGTCGCAGCCAGAAAGCCGCAGCGTTTTATGTGTCCAAAGAGTGGCGAACAATACGCCCGATTATTATATCTATATACGACGGCATAGATATATGGGCGTATTACGAGTGCAGCCAGCTATTACCAGCTGACGAAGTCCACCACATCATAGAGCTGGACGCAGCATGGGATCGCCGTCTTGATCCCTTTAACTTGTTTCCTTTGGCCCACGCCTCACATACAGCAATCACGGCTGCGTATAAGCGCAGCCCGGCAAGTATGAGGACGACGCAGCGCAAGCTGCTGGAGCTGCGCGCGCGCCACTTTGAACCCATGGGGGGCTATGAAAAAGTTTTAGAGCGGGCCGGATTAGTCGCCCCTCCCTATTCTTCGGAGAAAACTCCCCACCAAAAACTCCCAAAACAGGGGTAAACCAGCTGCCCCTGCAACAAAAACACAAAAAAGGAGGCCCCACACATGGCCGGAAAACGACAGCCAACGGCCCTTGTGGTGGCGAAAGGAAAGAAGCACCTAACAAAGGCCGAGATCAAAGACCGAGAAAACCGGGAACTGATCGCAGCGGCGGACAATATCGCGCCGCCATCCTGGCTGAAAACGCCACAAAAGAAACGATTCAATGCGCTGGCGGCAGAGCTGTTAAAAATGGGGATTTTCGCAAATGTGGACTGCGAGGCCCTGGCCCGCCTTGTAGTAGCTGAACAGCAGTATATTGAAATCACAGCCGAACTGGACAAGCAGCCGATCACGAACAAGCGAAAGATACCCAGAAAGGCGACGCCGGACGACAACCCGGATAAAATCGTAGATGGCTACATCTGGGACGACGTTCTGATCGTGAACCAGGAACGCAACGACCTACTGATCCAGCAGGACAGAGCATGGAAACAGTGCAGACAAGGCGCTGCGGACTTTGGCCTGTCCGTCGCCCAGCGCTGCCGGATCGTGGCCCCCACCGCCAAAGAGGCCGCGAAAACAAACAAGTTTGAAAAATTCCGAAAGGAAAAAACCCAAGAGGAATGAAAAAGGCCGTAAAAGACCGCACAACACAGTACGCCCTGGACGTTTTGGCGGGCCGGATCGTGGCCGGAGAGCTTGTGCGGCTGGCTTGCAAGCGTCACCTGGACGATTTGGAGCGCGCAAAGCTGGCACCGTTCCGCTACTATTTCGATGTGGACGCCGCAAACGACATTTTAGAGTTTGCGGAAACGCTAACGATAGCGGAGGGAGAGGAACAGCAGCGCGTCCGGCTCTATCCATTCCAGTGCTTTATCCTGGGCAGCTTGAACGGCTGGAAAATCAAGGGGAAAGGCCACAGGCGTTTTCGTACCTCCTATGTGCAGCTGGGCCGACAGAACGGTAAAAGTTTTCTGAACGGCATTTTAGCCGCGTATTATGGGAACTTTACGGCGTACCAATACCCGCAAATTTACTGCGCGGCCACAAAACAAGATCAGGCTAATATCGTTTTTGGGGAAGTCGTAAAGTTCATCCGCAGCGACGACGACCTGGCGGAGCTTTTTAAAGTCCATGAGCACAACCACACAATAGAGTGCTTACTCACGCACGGAGAAATCAAAGCAATTTCCGGCGACACAAAGAGCCTGGACGGCCACCGCCCCTATTTGGGGATCGTAGACGAGTACCACGCGCACCGCACGAACCAGATGTACAAACTGCTTGAGGGCGGCATAAAAAAAGTAAAGTCTGCGCTTATTTCGGTAATCACCACGGCGGGATTCGACCAGAAATCGCCTTGTTTTGCCCTATATGAGCACTGCAAAACCATTTTACGCGGCGGCGCGTCCATTGACACACAGTTCTGTTTTATCGCAGAAATGGACGAAAAGGACGACCTATGGACGCCACAGAACTGGCTGAAAGCAAACCCAGCGTTGGCCTATGACCCGGACGCGCTGGAAAACCTGATCCCGATTGCAGACGCTGCGCGCCAGATGGGCGGAGAAGATCTACGCGACTTTTTGGTGAAGCAGCTAAACAGGTGGGTGCAGTGGTCGAACCGCGTGTATATCCAGGACATGGAGAAGTGGCGCGCGTGCCGCAGCAATAGAACGCTGGCAGACTTTAAGGGCAGCCGCTGCTATGTAGGGCTTGACCTGTCCAGCGGCGGAGACCTAACAACCGTTGTTATCCTGATCCCGTTCCAGGCGGAGGGGGTACGGAAATATTTTATACACAGCCACAGCTTTATCCCGGCGCAGCGCCTACAGCAGCATATACAGAGCGACAACGCACCATACGACAAATGGGTGGAGGACGGCCTGGTAACGGTAACGAACACGATGGGCGGCATAAAAACCGACTACAAGTACATTTTGACGTACTTGTCCGTGCTGGCAGACCTCTACGGCCTAAAAATCACAATGGTGTGTTATGATCCGCACAACGCCAGCGCGTTTCTGTCCGATCTGGAGGCACAGGGCTGGCCATGCCTGGATATTATCCAGAGCGCCCGCAGCCTGTCCGACGCCACGGAAGATTTCCGGCTGGAAATCTACGCCGGAAATGTGGAATACAACCAGGACGAAGAGCTGCTGACCTGGAGCGTGGCGAACGCCAAGACCATAGCGAACAACTACGGCGAGACGAAGATCGACAAGGAAATGCAAACCGAGCGAATAGACCCGGTAGACGCCGTAATCGACGCCTGGAAGGTAGCAATGTGCGGAAACGACACAATAACGGGCGACGAAGCGCTGGAGGCATGGCTGGAAATGTACAACGATCATATAGCAAAAGCGGGGACTAAACAATGAACTTTTTTCAATGGCTTGCAAGAAGCATAGCGGGGTACTTTTCCAGAGCTGCACCGCCCGGAGAAGAACCGCTGCAGCTACCGGCGGCGCAGGAAGAACAACCGCAGCCGCCAGTAGCGCAGGAAGAACAGCCGGAAACGGTGACAGTAACCGCCAAGGATGTACGGAAAGTGCCAAAGGCTGCCAGCAATGGCTATGAACACCTGGGCAGCACGAAGTTTTTACAGTGGCTAGGCCTAAGCAGGGACAAGCCGAAAGCGGTGGAGAACGTAACCTATTTCACCTGCCTAAAGCTGCTCTCTGAAACCATGGCAAAAATGCCGATCAAGGTTTACACCTACGACGAAAGCGGCCCGCTAGAGATCAGCCCGGCAGACGATAGGCTGGCCTATTTGCTGGACATAAGGCCAAACCCGCTTATGACGCCAACGACATTCTGGACGGCAGTAGAAAATAACAGGAACCACTACGGAAACGCCTATGTATACATCCGGCGCAAGTTCCTGCGCCAGAAGTACGGCGGCGAGATCGTGCTGCAAGACCTCTGGCTGATGCCGTCCAGCTGCGTGCGTGTCGTGATCGACGACGCGGGCATATTTGCAGGCGCGGGGCGCTTGTGGTATGTGTACTCCGATCAGTACAGCGGCCAGCAGTACGTTTTTAGTTCGGACGATGTGCTGCATTTTAAGAGCAGTCACACCTTTAACGGCCTTGCGGGCGAAAGTGTCCAGGCGATTCTGGCCTCTACTGTGCAGGGGCAACAGGCGTCGCAGGATTTTCTGAACGACTTATACGCAAACGGCCTGACGGCCCGCGCCGTGCTGGAGTACACGGGCGATTTGTCCGCAGCTGGACAGACAAAGCTGCGAGAATCGTTTGAACAGATGGGGAGCGGCCCCGAAAACGCCGGGCGCATCCTGCCTGTGCCGCTGGGCTTTAAGCTCACGCCGATGGACATTAAGCTCACGGACGCCCAGTACCTGGAGCTGAAAAAGTACGGAGCGCTCCAGCTGGCCGCAGCGTTTGGAATCAAGCCGAACCAGCTAAACGACTACGAACGCGGCAGCTATGCCAACAGCGAGCAGCAGACAATCGCTTTCCAGGTGGAGACGATGCAGTACACCATAAAGCAGTACGAGGAAGAAATGGCCTACAAACTGCTGAACGGCCCGGCGGATCGCCGCCGCGTGAAATTCAACGAAAAGGCTTTACTGCGCACCGACAGCAAAACGCAGATGGAAATATTAAAAACAGCTGTGGAGGGGTCGATCTACTCCCCGAATGAGGCCCGGCGCTATGTGGATAAGCGCGCCGCGGCGGGCGGCGATAAGCTGCTGGCGAACGGTGGGATGATCGCTCTGGAACAGATGGGTGCGCAGTATGGCGTCGATAAAACCGAGAAAGGAGGCACAGAAAATGCCACGGTTTGACTTTACCGCCCGCGACAGGGACGGAAAGCTGAAAAATTACGGCTACCTGGACATGGAAAACCAGACGGACGGCCCGGCCACAATGACCTTTTACGGTGACATTGTAGCCACCGAGAGCTGGCCGGAGGATCGCGCGCCGCAGCAGATCGCGGACTTTTTGGCGTCGCTCACCCAGGGCCAACAGATCAATCTGTATTTCAACAGCCCCGGCGGCGACGCCTACGCGGGCGTGGCAATGCACAGTATTTTGTCCCGCTGGCAGGGCCGCAAGGTGGCCTACGTTGACGCAATCGCCGCCAGCGCGGCAACCATGCCGCTCATGGCGTGCGACGAAATCCACCTGGCAGCGGGCGCGGAGGTTATGATTCACGATCCCTGGGCCTGGACGGCGGGCAACGCCGCAGAGCTGCGCGAGGCTGCGGCCAGGCTGGACAAGGTGGGCGATCACTACGCGGATATTTACGCAGCTCACGCAGCGGAGGGTGTGACCCGCGACCAGCTGCGCGAGGCCATGCGCGCGGAAACCTGGCTGGACAGCTCCAACATCGGCCAGTATTTCGACGTGATCGTGGACGAAACGGCAGCAGCCGCCCCGGCGGCCTCTGCGTCCTACGCACGCTATAAGGCCACGCCGCCGGCGCTGCTGGAAAAAGCAGACGCCACCAGACAGGCCCAGGAGGCCGCAGAAAGCGCCACCGCCAAGCGGGCGGAAATCAACACAGCCGACGCGGCAAAAGCCGCCCAGGCACAGCAGAGCCGCGCACAGGCCCTGCTGGCCGATCTTTACCTCTACGGAACCTAAAAAACAAAGCAAAGGAGTAAACCATGAACGAAGAAATGCGCAAGAAACTGGCCGAAATCAACGCCACCAAAGCCGAGGTGCGGCAGCTGATCGCAGACGGCAAGCTGGACGAGGCGGAGACGAAGAAGCAGGAGCTGGACGCCATGCAGCGCGCCTTTAACCTCCTGCTGTCTATGGAGGACGAGGACGAGGACGCGGCAAAGGCCCAAGCAAAGAAAAAGCAGGAACTGACCGACCCCGCGCAGCCGCCTATGACCTTTGCCCGGATCGGCCAGGCCGTTGTCAACGCTCTGGGCGAGGCCGTGCAGCGCCGCCACATGGACGACACAGACCGCCAGATCATCCAGGACGCCATGAAAGAGAACAGCGACCCGGACGGCGGCCTGACCGTTCCCCAGGACATCCAGACCCGCATTAAGGAGCTGCGCCGCAGCGACGACAACCTGGAGCAGTATGTAAACGTCGAACCCGTCACCACCATGTCCGGCTCCCGCGTGATCGAGAAAGAGGCCGACAGCACCGCATGGCCTGACATTGACGAGGAGGGCGAATTCACGGAGGTGGAAACCCCGCAGTTTGCCAAGATCGCCTATAAGATCACTAAAAAAGGCGGCAAGATGCTGTGCTCCCTGGAGCTGCTGGCGGACACTGCCGAGAACATCCTGGCGTACCTGATGAAGTGGATTGCCAAGAAAACCCGCGCAACCCGCAACGCCCGAATCCTGGCTTGCATGGACGCGATCACCAAGGGTAAGGAAGTGGCGGTCACTGATCTGGACAGCCTGAAAGACATTTTCAACGTGATGCTGGACCCCGCAATCGCCGCCTCCAGCGCCGTATGGACGAACCAGGACGGCTTTAACTGGCTGGACAAGCTCAAGGATAAGGACGGCAACTACATTTTGCAGTCCGACCCCACCGACAAAACGCGCACGCTGCTGTTTGGCAAGTACACCGTCCATGTGCTGTCCAACAAAGTGCTGAAAACCACCACGGAGGCCAGCGCAAACACGAACACCTACCCGCTTTACTGCGGCAATCTGGCAGAGGCCGTGACGCTGTTTGACCGTGAGTTTATGACGGTGGAAAGCTCCAAGGAGGCGGGCAGCGTTTGGGACAAAGACCAGCTGGCCGTCAAGGTGCGTGACCGTTTCGACGTCAAGGCCGTGGACGAGGCCGCGATCATCAAGGGCAAGATCACCGTTTCCACGGCGGGCTAAGGTAAAGGAGGCCGCAAGCAGTGAAAGAAGAAACAAAGGGGCTGCTGCTGACGCTGGCGAAGTCCTACGCAAGAATAGACTACACCGACGACGACGACGCCCTGCTGCCGCTGCTGATTGAGGCCACCGTCCAAAGCCAGGAAGAACTGATACCGGGCTTTGACGCCGACAACATGACCGCCCGCCAGAAGCTGCTGACGATCATGACGGTAAAACATCTTTACGATAACCGGGAGAAGTACGGCACGGCGCAGGATCGTCTGCGGGGGGCCGCGTCCTCCCTTTTGGTATCGGAAATCTACGAGGATAAGGAGGCGGCGGGCAGTGTATAGGCGTGTGCGCATTTTTGAGTGTGTAAACGAGGACGGCCCGCGCCGCAGCGAAAAAAAGACGCTGATCTGGACGCCCTGGGCAGAGGTAAGAGAAAACACAGCCCAGGGCCGAGACCAGACACAGGAACGGCTCCAAGAGGGCGACCTGTCGCTGGAGCTGCGCCGCTGCGAAATGGCCGACACGATCCGCCGTCACATGTTCCGACATGATCGAAACTACCGCGTAGAGATGGACGGCGACGAGTACGAGGTAAAAACCGTTGATTTCACAAGAAACGACGGTGGGAAAATCCGCTTTACTGCGTCGTTTACGGCGTAATGTCAACTGTTGACACCGAGGGGGCAACCATGCAAATACAACTGGACGGGCTGGCCCTCCAAGAGCTGGTAACAGCGCTGGAAGCAGCGGAGGGCGACGAAGCGCGCGCCGCTGTGGATAAGCGTATAGTAAAACGCGGTGCGGACATTGCAAAGCCGGAAATGACACGGAGAATCCCACGCGCAGCCGATCACAAAAAGTCGGGCAGCGCATGGTTTAAGCCCTCCGGCGGCCCGGCAGCAGACAATGTACCGAAAGAAAATCCGAAGAAAAACGGCGAGGGCTACGCGGCAAAGGTAGGCTGGGAACTGGACGACAGCAGCGAATACTTTTACATGAAATTTGTAAACTGGGGAACGCTGAAAATGCCGCCACGTGACTTTGTAGAGCCTACAGCCGATGTAGTGGAGCCACAGCTGCAAAGAATTGCAGAGGAAGAATACCAGGCAGAGCTGGACAAACGCCTGGGGAGGTTTACCTAATGGATGTGATCACAGCCGCATATAAGGCCCTGGAGCCTATCACGGCGCGCGGCGTAAAAGTGCAAGAGGGATGGTACGACGAGCGGTACAAGCGCCTACACGTCACCCTCTGGCCGCTGGCGGAAACGCCGGAGGCGCACAGCGACGACGAGCTGGAGATTGAAACAGCTGCGCTCCAGGTAACGATTTTTTCTACGCAGGAGCAGGAGGCGCTGCGGGAAGAAATTAAACAGCTGCTGAAAGCTGCCGGGGCCTCCTACCAGGGAACAGACCAGCAGCAGACCCGGATCGAGGCGGGCGTGTATATCCGCCCGATGCGTTTTCTCTTTTACGAAGAAAGGAGCTTATAATGAGCGAACCTAAAACCACGGTGCGCCACCGCTATTGTGGCCTCCGCGATGTATATGTGGCGAAAGTCACCCAGAACGACGGCGAGGGCTACACCGCAGAAACTCCCGTGAAGATGGCCCGCGCGATCAAGGCGAAGATTTCCGACAAGTTCACGTCCGAGAAGCTGTACAGCGACGACGGCGTGGAGGGTATGCTCCAGGCGTATGAGGGTACGGACGTGGAGCTGGAAGTCAACACCCTGGCCGCAGCGGATCGCGCCGCCTTTTTCGGCCAGGCGTACCTCAACGGCTTTTTGCTCAAGTCCGCAGAGGATGAAGCGCCGGAGGTGGCCCTGGGCTACCGCGTGCGCCGCTTGAACGGCAAGTTTGATTTTGTTTGGATGTACTGCGGCAGATTTGCCCAGGGCAACGAGGACAACTACGAAACCGAGGCCGCAAGCAAAGCCAAGCAGACCAACACCGTAAAGGGTGAGTTCTACCAGCGCGAAAAGGTGGACAAGCTGGACGGCAAGGACGTACACCTCTACGAAATCCGCGTGGACGAATCGAACGTGGCAGCAGAGGACACCGGGGCCGCTGCCGCGATCAAGACGTGGTTCGGCAAAGTGCAGGAGTACGCCGCGACGGTAGGCGGTTAAAACACAGGAGGGCGTGAAAATGGCAAAGCGTAGCATTGTGGTAAACCAAAAGCAGTATTTCCTGCCGGATCACATCGACACCCAGGCATACCTGGATTATTGCGACGTACAGGACGCGCTGGACAGCGCGGCAAACTATCGCAGAAAGCACTTTGAACAGATGGCCCAGGCTGTCTGCCATGTGTACGGCGATCAGTTTACACTGGACGACGTACTGGCCCCGAAATACGGGCTGGAACCGTCGCAAATTCTCACCGAGTTTGCGGCGCTGGAATTCTACGTGATGGAGCGCGTGAACAAAAACGCGGAGGCAATCACGGCAAATTTTACCAAAGAGGCTTGACCCCAGAGGTTGAGCTGGAATGCGCGGGAGCTTGCAGTACAGCGGAAAACGTGACGGTGCTGCAAGCCCGCCTTTATTGTGACTATATGCGCCGGATCGAGGCAGCAAAGACATCCGGCCAGGCGGTACGCGAAAATTTGCAGCTGCTGGCCGAATTTTTCAACACATCCCGGCGAGCTATATACAAAGAGGATCTGGGCGACCTGCTGCTGGCAGCCAAAACGCTGCACTTTGTAATGCAGCAGATAGTCCTACCCAAGTTTTCGATTTTATCGCCAGAGCCGCAAGAGCCTGTGGAAAAGTCAATATTTGACGATTACGACGCGGAACAGGATGCCTTAGAGGGCTATGTAGACGAAACCGCAGACCGCTGGCTGATCTGCAAGCAGAACATCGAGGCGGTAACGCGCCTGGCAATCCGCGTTTTACGCGAAAGCTACACGGACGCGCAGCGCGAACCGCTGGGCCGTCTGCTGGAGTATGTCGCCTATGAAATCGAGCACACGGAAAAATAGCGAGGTGAACAAAGCATGAGCGCCGGGGCAAATGTAAAAGTATCGGCTAACAGCTCCACGTACCAGCAAGCACTCAAAGCAGCCCGCGACAGTACGAAAGAGCTTGCAAGCCAGTTTAGCCTGGCAAGCACGCAGGCAAAGCTGTTCGGGAACACCACCGACCAACTAAAAGCGAAGCAGCAGGAACTGACCGCGAAAATCAAGGCCCAGAAAGAGATCACGAGCTTGCACCACACAGAGGTGGAGCGCCTGACAAAGGTTTTAAGCGACCAGAAAGGACGCCAGCAGGAGCTGGCAAACCAGCTGCAAAGCACAAAAGTGGCATACGAGGCCGAGAAAAAAGCCACGGGCGAGAACAGCGAAAGCACACAGGCGCTGGCAAAGCAGGTGCAGGAGCTGGAGAGCCAGCAGAAAAAGCTGGACGGCCAGATCAGCAGCACCGAGGGCAAGCTGCAAAAGGCGACGATAGCCGAAAACAACAGCAAAAAGTCCACGCTGGAACTGCAAAAGGCGCTGGAGGACGCAAACAAGCAGCTGAAAGACGCAGCCCTGGACGAGTTTGCAAAAGGGCTTGACACGGTAGCCGGAAAGCTGGAAAAGGCGCAGAAAGCCGCCAATGTCGTGTCCGGCGCAGCCGTGGCCGCTGGTACTGCTGCCGTTGCCGCGTGGGATGAAGTGGACAACGGAGCGGACAATGTGATAAAAGCCACAGGCGCGACGGGAGAGGCTGCCGAAGCCCTGGAGCAGACCTATAAGAACGTGGCGTCCTCTTTCGCTGCTGACTTTGACACAATCGGCTCCACGCTGGGCGAGGTAAACACCCGCTTCGGTTACACGGACGAGGCCGCCGAAGCTTGCACAACTAAATTTTTGAAGTTTTCGGAGATCACGGGAACCGATGCAGTGCAAGCCGTGCAGCTGGTATCGCGCGCAATGGGCGACGCGGGCATAGAGGCAGACGACTACGGCACGGTACTGGATCAGCTGGCAGTGGCGGCCCAGGCGTCTGGCATAAGCGTTGACACCCTCACAACTTACATAACGAAGTACGGCGCGCCGATGCGTGCTCTGGGCTTTGACACGGCGTCCTCTATCGCTATTTTCTCCCAGTGGGAAAAATGCGGCGTAAATACAGAGATCGCGTTCTCTGGCATGAAAAAGGCGATCAGCAACTGGAGCGCGGAGGGCAAAGACGCCCGCGTAGAGTTCAAGAAAACGCTGGACGAGATCGCAGCCTGTCCAGACATTGCGAGCGCTACCACGAAAGCCATTGAAGTTTTCGGAGCAAAGGCTGGCCCAGACCTGGCCGACGCGATCCAGGGCGGGCGCTTTGAATACTCCCAGTTCCTGGACTTGATAGAAAACAGCGCCGGGACAGTGGAAACTACATACACGAGCGTGGCGGACAACGCCCAGAACGTGCAGATTGCCATGAACAACTTAAAACTGGCGGGCGCGGAACTGGGTGACACGCTCCAGGCAAACGCCACCCCGGTTTTGGAAAAGGTAACGGAAATTCTGCGAAACGTAACACAGTGGCTACAGAACGCTGACGACGACACAAAGCAGAACATAGTCACCGTCGGTCTGCTGGTTGCGGCCCTGGCTCCGGCAACTGCTGGGCTTACGGCAATGGTTAAGGGCGTGCGCTCCGGCGTAGACGCCTACAAGCTGATCCGTTCCGGCATAAGTACGGCGGCGGCAGCACTGACCGGGGAGACTGCGCAGAAGATCGCAGCCACGGCAGCAACGACGGCCCACACCGTTGCAACTGGCGCGGCCACAGTAGCCCAGAACGGACTTGCGGCGGCTCAGGGCGTGCTAAATGCAGTAATGGCCGCTAATCCTATTCTGCTGGTAGTGGCGGCCCTGGCGGCTCTGGGCGTGGGCCTGGCGCTGGCCTATAACAACTGCGAAGAATTCCGCGCGGGCGTAGACGCGGCCATGGGCAAGGCGAAAGAAGTATTTGCAAATTTCGCCCAGGGAGTGGGAGAAGCGATCACGAACGCAAAGCAGCACCTGGCCGGCCTCAAAGAGAACTGTACCACCAAAATGCAGGAAATCAGCCAGACGATCAGCACAAAGTGGAATGAAGCCAAGCAGAAAACAACGGAAACTTGGCAGAACATACAGCAGACCGTGGGAACCAAGCTGCAAAGCGTGCGCAACGATACCCAGCAAAAGCTGGACAGCGTGAAACAGACCATGGCAAACGCCCTGCAAAACATGCAGAGCAACACGCAGCAGCGCCTGGCCGCGATCCAGCAAGCCTATAACAGCCACGGCGGCGGCGTGCGCGGCGTGGTAGCTGCCTACATGACGGCGATCCGGCAGAACTACCAGAGCGCATACGACACAATCAACAGTCTTACGGGTGGGCGCTTTGGAGACATTGCAAACACAATTCGCAACAAAATGGACAGTGCGCGCAATGCGGTAAGCAGCGCAATAAATCAGATTAAAGGCTTTTTCAATTTCTCCTGGAGCCTACCACACCTGGCAATGCCGCACCCGTATATCAGCGGCCATTTTTCCCTGAATCCTCCGAGCGTGCCGTCTTTTGGTATTAACTGGTACGCCACGGGCGGTATCATGAAGAACCCAACGGCTTTTGGCATTAACGGCTCCCGCTTGATGGTAGGCGGAGAGGCCGGGGAAGAAGCAATCCTTCCTCTGGCTCCGTTCTACACGCAACTGGAGCAGATGCTGGACAATAAGGTAACGGCGGCGCTTAAAGCCATGCGCGTTGTGGTTTATGTGGAGAATAAACTGGACGGGGACGACCTAACCGCAAAAGTAACACCGCGCGTTTCCTCCGCTCTGGCCGACGAGGCGGAAAGGATCAGATAAATGAAGATAAACGGCGAGAAGCTGGCAAGATACCGCACGACGCAGTTAAAGGTAGTATTCACACCACCGCAAGACGGCGCGGGCTATGAATGGCCGGACGGTATGCTGGCCCCGGTTGACGACCCGGCAACGCAGAAATGCGGCTCTTGCGAGGTAGAGCTGCTGATCCGGGGCGAGAATCGCAACGAAATAACCCGAACCGCGTCTACGCTGCACGGCCTGTGTCTGCCCGGCCCGGTAGAGTTAAAGCTGGACGGCTACAAAGGGACATACAAGGGCTATCTGGTGGAGTTTAAGCCAGAGAAAACGATCACGCCGAAGGCCTACAAGGTAAAGGCGACCTTTGAGGGCTGGCTCCAGGACACGCCCGTAAAGCTGGCCTACACGGGCCAGACCCAGGCGACGCTCCACCGTGTCGGCTCCCGCCCGGCAGCGTGCGTCCTCACGATCACACCAAAAACCGACATGGACGCGCTCACCATGACAGGCTGGGGCGTCCATGACATGATCGTAAAGAACTTAAAAGCGGGACATAGTGTTGTTATTGACGGCACAAATGGGCTAATTACCCAGGACGGGCAGAATAAAGCGCCGGACGTGACGCTCTGGGCGCTGCCCGCTATGGACTGCAAGCAGCGGACGATCACATGGGATAGTGCGGACTGCGACATAGCGGTGGAATATACCCCGCTGTGGTTATGAGAAAGGAGGCGGGCGGCATTGCTGCTGGAACTTTACGACAAAAGCCATAAAAAGCTGGCAAACCTCACCGGGACGAAATCGCCGCATATACAGCGCACGCTGGAATACGGCGACGAAACACTGGACTTTTATTACCCGGCAAGCGGCCCATGGCTGGGCCAGATCGCGGCGGAGTGTTACGTCCGCACAGATCGCCAGGAGTACGTAGTCAAGGCGGTGGAGAAAAGCACCGCAAGCGCATGGCGCAAAATTTCTTGCGCCCTCAACATCGAAGAACTGGAGGGCACACCATTTCAAGATTTTGAAACGGTGGAGCAAACAGTCAAAGCTGCGGCAGAGTTTGCGCTGGCCGGGACGGGCTGGACGGTGGAGGCAGATGCCGACATAACGAAAAAGCGCACGATCCGCAAAGAGGATGACACGACAGCGTGGGAGGTAATAAAGCAGATCGTAGACACCTACCGCGTAGAACTGGAAATTGACGCGGTAAACAAGCGGCTTTTATTCCATACCCGGCGGGGCCGGGATCGCGGTGCGTATTTTATCGAACGCTTGAACCTCCGCAGCCTGGGCGTGAAAACATCCAGCTACGGATTTTATACCCGGCTGATACCGATAGGAAAAGACGGACTGCACCTCTGGCAAGACGACCAGAACTACATTGAGAACCACCAGTACAGCGACAAGGTTATAACGTCGATATGGCGCGACGAGCGCTACACGGTAACGGCTGCGCTGCTGGAGGACGCCCAGGCCAGGCTGGACGAGGCCAGCACCCCGGCCCGCGCTTATACTGCGGAACTGGTAGACCTGGCCGCCCAGAGCGATAAATACAACGCCCTGGCCTATGACCTGGGCGACGCTGTGCTGCTGGTGTCTGAAAAAACCGACGAGCGCGAAAAGCAGCGCATAGTCAAGCTGGACGAATACCCGGACGACCCGCTGGCAAATAAGGCGGAACTCTCCAACGTCAAGCAGACATTCGCCCAGCTGCAAAAGACCGAGGCGGAAATGGCAACCGCCGACGCCGTGGCAATCGCCACAAAGCGAACCAAGAAAGTGCTGAAAGACGACTACCTCACAAAAAAAGAAACAGAGGTAAGGATCAGCGCCCTGGCGGAAAGCATAGAGCTGGAAGTCTCCAAGACCTACATGACCGTTGCAAACGGCCAGGCGGCAATCGACAAGGCCCTGGAGGCTGGCAAGCAGTACACCGACGGCAAGCTGACCGAGTACAGCACCACCGAGGAAACAAAAAGCCTTATTACTCAATCCGCAGAACAGATCACGCTGGAAGTCTCCAAAACCTACGCAACAACAGCCAGCGTCGAGAAGTCGCTGGACACCCTCCAGGCCGCCGCCAAGTCCGCCCAGGAGACGGCAGACAAGGCCAACAACGACGCAGCCGACGCCCAGGCCGCCGCCGATAAGGCAGCCGCAGACGCTGCCGCAGCCGCAGCGGAGGCAGACAAGGCCAAACAGGCCGCAGCGGACGCCGAGACGAACGCCGCAGCCGACGCCCAGGAAAAGGCAAACGCAGCCCAGGCCGCCGCCGAAAAAGCCGCAGCAGCCGACGCCCAGGCGAAAGCCGCAGCCGCAGAGGCGGCAGCCAAACAGGCAGCGGCGGCGGATGCCAAGAAAAAGGCGGATGCAGCCAAAAAGGAGGCACAGGACTACACCGACGGCAAGCTGACCGAGTACAGCACCACCGACGAAATGAAAAGCGCGATCAGCCAGACCGCTGAACAGATCACGCTGGAAGTTTCGGCGCAGCTGTCTGGCCGCAACCTCCTGCAATACCAGAATTTTGAGGACAAGACCATAGGGACAACGCACGTTTCCGCGTCTGGCGGCGTGCTAACTATGGCGTTTTCGGCAAGCGAAACAGCAGTATTTAGTGCCCGGGAAATAGCCGACACGACACTGTGGAACCTGGCACGCGGAAGGTGCTTGACCTTGTCCGGCTACTACAAAGTCATAAAGCCTTTTCAATCAGCCGCGGCGCGTCTGTCTGGAGTGTGGGCATATAAATCTGGAGCGTCCCAAACACTGCACTATAACCAGAACGCAGCGCTCAAACTGGACGAGGTGAGCGCCGACTGGATTTACTACGAAAAGACCTACTTCGACGAGCTATTGGACGAAGAACTGTCAAACCTGGGCATGATGTGCGAGATCACGCCAACAAAGGCGGAGACGGACGGCAAAATCCAGTGGAAAGACTGGAAGCTGAAAATCTCCACGCCAGTACAAAGCGGTAACATACGTTCAAAGTTTGCGATGGACGCCAGCAGCGTGACAATAAACACTGGCCGTTTGACCTTTAACAGCAACACGATAGTAATAAACAGCACAAACTTTAAGCTGGACGGCGACGGTAATGTGACAGTAAAGGGATCGTTTGAATCTGGAAACGAACAAAGCGGGGGCTATGTAAGCATTAAGGACGGGAAACTACAAATTAAGTACGACGGCGACGTAAACCTGTTCTTTGACACGACAATATCCGGCAGTGGATACGGAAATATGCACATTTGCGGCCCCGGCGGGCAAGATGCAATCGTACTACAGGCGCAAAAAGACGCGGGCAGCGGCCTATATCTGCTCAACAAAAACGGGGAATATAAAGCTATAATCAAGGGTGACGGATCTGCAAGTTTCGGCGCTACTGTTTACATGAGTGGAGACTTGTCGCTACCAGCAGATTATAACCATGTCTTATACATGCACAGATCAAAGCTCCAACCGTGCAACGGACAAAATGCTCTTTACTGCAACTGGGTAAACGTGCGCGGAATTGACGGAAACGGATACTGGGTGCTGGCGGGATTTTTCGACTATAAAGGAACCTAAAGGAGGACAACTGTATGAAAATCGGAATCAACCTTGCAGCGGCAACGCTGCGCCAGAATGTCCACGAGCTGATCCTGTCCAGCAACTGCCCGGCGGTGATCGTTCGGGCAACGCTGGAGGACGAACTCCGGGCCGTCCGCGAATGGGAGGCCCAGGAGACACAGAAAGAGCGGCAGCAGCTCCAGCAGGAGCTGGCAGCAGAAAAGGAAACCCAGAACACCCAGGCCCCGGCGGATCAGCCGGACGCCGCAACGGAACAGGAGGACTAAATGGCAAAGCTGCCCGTACTTATTACGCGAATTGACATTGACGCCGGGGCTGAGAGAAAAGACTATCTTGTACAGGCAAAGCAGGGCGACAAGGCCACCCGCTTTGTTTCCGTGCTGATCGTCGAGGACGGCAAGGAGTACGCGCCGCCCGCAGACGCTGATCTGATCGCAAATTTCCAGAAACCCGACGGAAAATTTGCGTATAACGCCGCCAAAATCGACGACGGCAACCGCATTTTGGTGGAGCTGACAAACCAGGTGCTGGCCGTGCCCGGCGAGGTTGTTTGCGAGGTCGAAATCCGGGCAAAGGATAGCAGCCAGGTTTTAACCTCCTGCACTTTTACCGTAAAAGTGGGCCGCAGCAATCGCAACGAAAACGCGATCCTGTCCTCCAATGAAATGACTGCTTTCGACGCCAAGTGGGCCACGCTGAACTCCAGCATGGAGGAATACGCGACGGCGGAACGCCTCCGCGCTGAAGCCGAACAGAACCGCGCCGCCGCAGAGACTGTGCGCCAGAACGCGGAGGCGTCCCGCGATGGCAACGAAACCGCCAGAAAGAACGCGGAAACCTCCCGCGCAAGCGCGGAAGCCTCTCGCGCAAAGGCAGAAACGGCCCGCCAGACGGCAGAGAGCAAACGGGAAACAAACACCCAAGCAGCGATCAAAAACGCCCAGGACGCCACAAACAAGGCCACAGAGGCCACGAAAAAGGCGGAGGCCGCCCTGGCCGACCAGGCAGAGCTGGAGCAAACCCTGGCGGACTGCAAGACGCTGAAAGGCCAGACCGAAACCGCCGCCAGCAATGCCGCAGCCTCTAAGGCAGCGGCAGAGAAAGCCCAGAAACAGGCGGCAGCAAACCAGAGCGCCGCCCAGAACGCCCAGAAAGGCGCAGAACAGGCCCAGCAGACCGCAGCGGGCAATCAGACTGCCACAGAGCAACAGGCCACCCTGGCCGCCCAGGAGCGCGTCAAGGCGGAGGCGGCGGCCAAAACCGCAGAGAGCTGGACGCCGGACGGCGCGGTGGACGCGATCTGGGCCGCACGCCTGGACGGCACAAACACCGCCGAAATTTTCCAGCAGTACGCCGCCGCGCTGATTGCACAGGGCGTAGACATTGACACAATCGTGCGCCGCTGGTTTACCCTGCTGTGGGATAACAACACCTACGGCACAAAGCTGTACAAGTTCGCCACCAGCGCCACGCCGGACGGCGAACTGATCCAGGCGTCCGCCGAACTGGGGGCAACGAAACCGGGCACGAACACCGCAGCAGCCGTTGACCCCTATTTCCCGCGCGGCGCGTTCTGGGCCGTAGAAGTGGCCTACGAGATCGAGAACAAGGAACCCGTCGTCAAGGCCGTGGCGGGCGTCAACGGCGTGAATCGTGAGACGCTGCTGTCCGGCAAGTTCGGCATGGTGGGCGTTGCCCAGAAAACAGGCTGGGTGTGTGACACTGCCGATGATAATTATTATTATCACTATTACCGCGCTGCGCCCGCCTATTTCCTGGCAGACGCCAACGCCTACAAGCCGCTGCCGGAGGGTGTGGCGGTAGACGGCAGCCTCCGCCCGTTCGTGATCCACGCTAAGTATATGGCGGGACGTGGCGCGGACGGCAAGCTCACCAGCGCGTCCGGCCTGGCAGTCGTAAACTTTATCAGCATGGACGGCCAGCGCGCAGAGTGGAAGAAGCGCGGCGCGGACTACTGCGGTATTTGCGGCTGTGATCTGGCATTCCGTATGCGTATGTTCTGGGCCAAGTACGGCAAAAAGGGCAACTCCGGCACGCTGGAGGGGTGCAGCGGCTACAGCTACCAGTACAAGGCCGCCGTGTCTGAAACTGGCGTGACCCGCGTTATTATGACCGCCGCCCAGGCAGACTCCTACCTGGTGGGCAGCACTGTGTCCGTCGGTGACGTGGGGACGGGAACCTCTACGGATCGCAACGCCGCCTCCATGCGTGCCAAGGCCGACAAGGTGCGTATCTTGAGTATTGAGGACGTGACCGTGGACGGCGCAGCCTACAAGGCGCTGAACCTGGACACGGCAACGCTGTTCGACACCGAAAAGGACAAGACCATAGTTTCGACTATGCCATGGCACAGCGGCAGCTGCGACAATGTGAAGGGCGCGGACGGCAGCCCCACAAGCTGCACATCCGGCAAGGAGCCTTTTATTATCCAGCTGCTGGAGTGCCAGCCGGGCGGCTATGCAATCAGCGCCGACCAGCTGACCGAGCAGGTGCTGAACGATACCGCCTACACACACAGGCTGGTATTTTTCCGACAGGCGGCGCAGATCGCTACCTCCATTACAGCCAACGCTGTGCGCTCTCCTATCGTGCTAACAATGCCCACGACCCAGACGGGCCAGTGGCTGTACGAGAAAGACGTGGAGATCGACGCAGACGGCAACATGTATCCCGTGGACGCCGGATCGGGCGCAAGTTCTACAAACGGCTGCCGGGCTGCCGTCTATGTGCCTCCCGCTGGCTCCCGCGTCAATGCGTGGTGGGCCTGGGGTACGCTCAATGCCGGGGGCGGTTGTGGCCTGTCGGGCGGTTGCGCGAACCTTTGGACGGGCAACGCGAATTGGTACGGCCTGTGTGGCGCTTGTGGCTCCGGGGCTAACAGGGGTGAATATGCCGGGGCCTGACCCGGCATAGAGGGGACAGCGTCCCCTTTTAGGGGTGTGCAGCGTGTCACCGGGCTGCCGTCTATGTGCCTACCGCTGGCTCCCGCGTCAATGCGTGGTGGGCCTGGAATACGCTCAATGACAGGGGCAATTGTGGCCTGTCGGGCGGTAACGCGAACAATTGGACGGGCAACGCGAATTGGAACGGCCTGTGTGGCGCATTTGGTTAAATATTTTTTATATTGCGTTGTACACCGCGCCCGGCGAACAGCCGGGCCTGTGCTGCCGCTATGGCAGCATGAACCATGCGGAAAAATCCGCAAAAATTGAGTGGAACCGGCACGGGGCCAACCGTGAGGAAAAACACGGGCGGCCCCGCGACGCGGAAAGACCGCGCCGGGGGCTAGTAGAATAGGCAAAAGCCGAAACCGAAAGTTCTTGCGCTCAACCAAAAGCAGACAAGGGGGCCGAAGTACGAAAACATATTGCAAAAAGATTGATATATCCGACCCCAAGCAGATAGAAAACTTTGTATTTGAATGTTTCAGTGGGAGGTGGAAAGAAAACGGCTTTATAAATTTGCTGATCCGTTACGGCGGCATGACAAAGGAACAGGTACTGGCCGACGCAAAAGCCCAGGACTATAACAGGCTGATCCCGGCAACAGCTGGCGTCGCTGCAGAGATCGCGCGCCGGATCAGAGCGCGGCGTCTGGCTCTGCGCCCGCTGCGTACATTCCAGCGCCGCGACGGTCTAAGCGGCAAACTGCGCGATCTATGCCAGGCAACGGCCATGCAGCAGTGTATGGACTATGTGGCCGTGGGCGCGCTGCGCGAACTATTCCACGCCAAAATCAGCCCGTTTCAATGTGCCAGCATACCGGGCCGGGGCCAAGGCTACGGCAAACGCCACCTGGAGAAATGGATAAGACGGGACAAACAGGCGCGCCACGTCCGCAAGGGTGACATAAAGAAGTGCTACGCCAGCCTGTCCCCGGCTAAGGTCATGGAGCTATTGCAGCGCGACGCGCACAAAAATAAAACCCTGCTGTGGTTTGTGGGCGCTCTACTGGAGACACACAAGGAAGTCACAACCGGGCTGGCGATAGGCTCCTACCTGTCACAATGGCTATGTAACTACGCGCTGTCCTACCTATGCCGCTATCTGGAGGGCATGGAGAAAATCCGACGCAAGCGTGACGGAACAGTACAGCGCCAGCGAATAGTCCGCCATTGCCTCTTTTATATGGATGATTTCGTGATAATCGGAACCCGCGCCGCAGACATGGACAAGGCTATGAAACAGGCCGCAATCTGGGCGCAGAAAAATCTGGGAATCACGATAAAACCAGACTGGGGCAAGATCGACCTAAAGGCCGGGGCAGTCGACATAATGGGCTTTGTGATAGGATATAAGGGAACCAGAATACGCCGCCGCATATACCGCAGAATCCGGCGGCAATTTCTAAGGGCGGCCCGCGATCTGCAAAGCCTGGGATATGTGCCGCACTGGCGCGCCCGGAAGATAAGCAGCTACAAGGGCTATTTCAAACACACGAACACCAGGACAGCAACACGGCGGCTCGATGCCTGGACAATCTGCAAGGCCGCGCAAAAATCAGTTAGCTATGTGGACAGAAAGACCGCACAGCAAAGAAAGGAGTTAAAAGCAGCATGAAACAGACCGCATATTTCAGCGAGAAGCCGGACGTCGTGAAAGTCTGCGCACTCCCCACCGGGGCCTCTGACGTATGGCTGCGCCGCAACATCGTGGAGAAGCAGATCGCGGACACCACCGACGGCGAGGCCATGACCCAGTGGGAGTGCGAGGAAGTCTACGCCCGCCACGGCGAGAAACTGACCCCGGAGATCGTGCAGGAGCGTTTCGACGACTACTGGGCCGTGGGCGAGAACTGGCCGGAGGCAAGCCCCGATCAGCCCAGCGACCACGAGCGCCTGGTGGCCCTGGAGGCCGCAATGGTCGATATGCTCCTGGGCGGAGGTGACGACGACGATGTATAAATTTATCAAAATGCAGTATAGGCTGCACGCGATCACCGAGGCCCAAGTCTGGCAGATGGCCGACGCGGGCCGGATCACCGAGGCCCAGGCCCAGAAAATCACCGGGAAACCGCGCCCGGCCCAGGAAGCAAAGCAGGAAACACAGGAGGCATAAATGAAAATTTACGGCATTGACGTGTCCCACCACCAGGGGGCGATCAACTGGCAGCGCACAGCCAGCGAACTGCGCCGCGTGAACGGCGGCAGCAATCCGGGCTTTGCCCTGCTGCGCGTGGGCTATTCCGCACGCCACGGCAAGGGCGGACTGTACACGGACGGCCAGTTCCTGGCGAATGTCCAGGGCTGCGAGAAGTACGGCGTCCCGATGGGCGTATATTTCTACTGCTACGACAAGAGCGCAGCAGCGGCCCGCCTGACTGCGCAGCAAGTCGTCAAGATGCTGGCGGGCCACAAGTGGGACTACCCGATCTATTACGACGTGGAGTACGAGCCGTTCAACAGGGCATGCGGCAAGGCCACAAACACGGCGATCATCCAGGCCGCGCTGGAAGTTCTGGAGGCTGCGGGCTACTATGCTGCGGTGTATTGCAGCCGGGACTTTTTCCTCAACTACACCAACCTGTCCGCACTGTCTGGCTTTGATAAGTGGGAAGCCGCCTACACGGCCACCGACACCACCGCAGTACAGAACGGCCTGTGGCAGTACAGCAGCAGAAACGCGCTGAAAATCGCGGGCTTTGGCAACAGCCTGGACTGCGATGTGTGCTACAAAGACTACCCGGCAATCATGCGCCAGGCGGGGCTGAACGGCTACGCAAAACAGGCGACTAACACCAACACCCAGACGCCCGCAGCACCTGCTGCAAGCCGCTACCAGTTCTCCCTGGGGCCTGTGTCCGGCGGCGACAAAGAACCCATTGAAATTGCATTACTGCCGATTGTGCAGCACTTGAAACTGGAAAAGCTGTACAGCTGCCAGGCCGTCGAATAAAAGGAGGACAAGACAATGGCAAAGCGGATCATCGACTACTACAACCTTTTTATGGGCGCAGCTGTGACTATCGCCGCCGCGATCCTGGGCGAACATTGGTATTTGTTCGCGGCGTTCCTGGCGCTCAATGTCGTGGACTGGCTGACGGGTTGGTACAAGGCAAACAAGCAGGGCGTCGAAAGCTCCAAGGTGGGCTTAAAGGGCGCGCTCAAAAAGCTGGGCTACTGGGCCGTCGTGGCCGTAGCCTTTGAACTGGCGGGCTGCCTCCAGGCGCTCTGCGTGGATATGCTGGGCTTGCAGCTGGACTGGCTCCTGCTGCTGGGCTGGTGGGTGCTGGCCTCTCTGATTGTAAACGAGGCCCGCAGCATTTTGGAGAACCTGGTGGAAATGGGCTACGATGTGCCGGACTTTTTGGTAAAGGGCCTGGCCGTCACCCAGAAACTGATCGAAGCAAAGAACCCCACCGCCAACCTCACTGGCACCGAAAAGGAGGAGTAA